CATAAAATGGTTAAAGGCGTCTCAATTTGCTGTTCAGAGGTTTATCGCCGGTTCTCCTGTTACTTCTTTGAGGTCCATTGAGCCTACGCTGCCGTTAAGACGGCTGGCTAATGGATTACCCTCTGTTATTCCTGTGTATGATCGGAACTCCATTAGAAATGGTAGTTTTTCGGTCATACGCTGGTGGTTAACCCTATTCGGGCTTTACCGGGTGCTTGATGCACCTGGAAAGCTCAAGTTGGGTACCATAACAGAAGGGCTCAAAGCTACAGTGGATTTATCTGAAAACTTCCTTTTCCCTCTACAGTACTTAGTACGGTCTAGGTTAATGGGTAAGTTTAAGGTCCATCCATTGCAGGGAGATCCTACTTTATTGTTCCTGGAAACTACGTCGCCTTCGAGTCTGGTGTCTTGAATAAATTTTATTCAGGATACTAGTAACTTGAAGCGTGTGGGGCTCTTCCAGATATTGGTAGACTATTGTAATCTTTTAGATTACTCTCGTCTTTCCATATACCTGAGTGGGTTCCTGCATGCATCCGAAGTAATTCCTAGGCACAATCCAAAGATCTCCAAGTTTCAGAGAGGGACCGATGTAGGTCGTTTATCTGTAAAAGTGGAGCCCGCGGGAAAGTTGAGAGTGTTTGCAATGGTGGATATATGGACTCAGTCCATTTTATCTCCTTTACATGACTCTCTCTTTAATCTGTTATCTCAGCTACCGAATGATGGAACCTTCGATCAGGCGGCATCCGTGAAAAGATGCCACCTGAAGGCGAAGGTTGCAGGCAAATCATTTTCTTATGATTTATCTGCCGCAACCGACAGACTTCCTGTTGAAATTCAGGAGTATGTCCTAGCAGCCCTCTATGGGACTGAGGTAGCGAGGTTATGGCGTAGGATCTTGACCGAGCGTGACTATTATGCTTACTTTGATGAGCATAATAATTCACTCCCGGTTGGGATACCATATCGCTATGCCGTGGGTCAGCCAATGGGAGCCCTGTCTTCCTGAG